AGAGAGCAAAAGTATCTTCTGTTGTTGAATCAAAGGCCATGTTATTAAATACAACAGGTATAGCAGGGCTTGAGGCAAGCTCTGTGGCTAACCTAGCCTCTATTGTGGATCTGACAGTGTTTAAATCAGTTGCGGCCATTAAATACCTCTTTTAATTCTTTCATACTCTCTTCTTGCATATTGTTCAAGCTCTTTTCCAATAAGCTCTGGGAAACCAGGGACTGTTTTTTGTCTTGTTCTGTAAGTATCACCCCATGATGGAGGTAAATTAACACCAAAGCATACAGGCTCTGCATAAGGCAAGTTATTTGTAACTGTTCCCTGTAATGGCTTTATATCTGTCTGCCATGCTGCTCTAAGCTGGCCACCTCCTTTTGGTTCGCCTTCATAAACAACTCTAACTGGTGTAGCTATTTTCACTCTTTTAGTCCACTCCAAAGTGGTGGCTTTTACTAAATCCTCTACCGCTTCCCTCATAACATCATCAATTTGATCTAGCCTTATTTTTCTTGTCATCTTTACCTCAAGATAAGATCAAAACTTATTGCTGTATTATTCTGCTCATTCGTCACAACTTGAATAATTTTAAATTCAACACTGCTTATAACAACCCTGTCTTTTGTAGTTGGGACAAAGGTCAAATCCCCTGCTGATATTGTTAACCTTTTATCCTGTGATTCAATCAGATCATTTACCTCTGATCGGTTTACATTTGTTAACGCACCTTTAACGGTGGTATCAGATGTGGATTCTGTAATAGCTCCTGTGGTTGTGTTATAACTGCCAGCCGTTACCTGTCTGATAGTCACATCACCTCCAAGTTTGCTCAAAGTCTTTGATGCTGCCTTTTTTAGTGCGTTGGCAAGACTCATAATGAATAAGCAATAACCTGGCCACTTGCAAGAGTAATACTTGTGATCACACCACAAACTTCAGATGATGCCTTCATAGTTATACCGTTGATAGTTGCAGATCCATTCTCTGTAATGTTTTCAGCAACAAAAGTAGCTTCAGCATCTGTCAGGCAATGCACCTTGCCAAACCTGCCAGTATGGGCGTTTGTATCTGTAATAATGATTGCTGCTGGGTATTCGTAACCGTAGCCCATTTTCATGACCTCTTAATTTGTAAGTTTGCTCTTCCACCTATTCTAATACCCATTAGATAATGATCAACTATAGGTGGGATTCGATCAATACCAACTGCCCCATAAAATCTAGGGGTTGCATTTATATTACCGATACTAACTGTTGCAAAATCTTCCAGACCACTCAACTCCAGCCCGTTCCTATTGTTGTTGAGATATACAGCCAAAATAACTTGTGCATTTTTTACACGATCTGGTATTTCAGTATCGGTGTAATAATCAGCAACTAATCTATTTGGAAAACTTAGCCCATACAAATTTGTGTAAGTATCAGGTTTTCTTACTCCTGATCTTGGCCATTCAAGTGCCTGGGTATCATCTACCCTAGCCCCTAAAAACTTTTCACGATCAATTCTTTGTGCAGCCGTGAACAAGGCACGATTTTTATTATCGTTGCTTGACCCATCCCATGCAGCAGCGTCATCACTGAGAACTAAACCCTCAATAAATGAATTTGCATCAGCAAGAGTTATATAGGTGTTTGCGTTAGCACCACCAACAGTTGCATCAAGAGTTATCGCCATTTAGTTTTACCTTCTTGGGCTTTGGTTTTGGTTTTGGCTTTTCAAGAGTGGGAGTTAATGAAGCTGCCTTTTGAGCAGCCTCATTCCTCGCTCTCATACGCCTAAAAGCGTACATTGCCATTAGCTAGATGCTCCTTTTAGAGCAACATAGTTTATAACGATAGCTTCACTTAAAGATCCACCTGATACGTTAGAAACTGTGATCGCAAAAGAACCAGCAGCAATTGCATTAGCACTTACGATGTAAGCACCAGCAGTTCCAGCAGAACCATGACAAGCAACGACAACATCTGTTGCAGCAACTTTGCTGTTAGTAACTGTGAAAGATACTTCAGCAGCATCAGCTAGTGCAGCGTTGTTCATTGTTATCTGTCCACTCTCAGTGTTAAGAGTTACACCTGTTGATTTGTTAGTAGCCTGAGTAACAGTGCCACCACCTGTTGGCCCAACTAAAAGACCAGCAGTTACGTCAAATAATGAAGCCATAATTAATCCTGATTACTTACGTTAGTAGCACGGACAATTCCGATGTTCTTTGTCTCGTAAACTTTCGACCAAGAGGCAACTGTCTCTAATACGCTACGAGTTGGGTTAACAGTAGATACTGCATACTTCAAACCTACTGGATGGTAGATGTAATGAAGGTCAACAGCCATTGCTTCTTCTAAAGCAAGGATGTCTCTATCTGTTTGTGTTCTGATTGGTGCTTGCTCACCTGTTACAACTGCTCCTTGTGTAAAGAAGAATGTTGAATATTCAGTAGAAGAACCAGATCCTGTTGTTGGAACATCATCAGAAACAATTACGTTAAGACCCATAAAGGTATTAACAGCAGTTGGGCCATCAAATGCTCTTGTTGTGCTACCAGCTGTTGCTCCTGTGTCAGGTGCGCCAGTGTTGTCATAAATACGATCAATCGCATTTCTCTCAACTAGGTCATAAAAAACCTTAGAGTGCATTGCAACGGCTGTAAGTTTTGATCCCTGATCACCAAGTAAAGCCTGTGCTTTTGCAACGTGTCTTGGACTCAATGTTGTTGGAGAGTCACCTGATTCTGAATCAATTGTTAAAGCAAATAAAGCTGAGTTGCTGTCGTTTGCGTTGATAGAACCAAATGCACCAGTTAGACAGGAGAATAAGTCTTTTTGCTTCTGGTTGTTAACATAAGCAGCCATCTTTTGTGCGATAGCAGCCATTGGATCTGGGCCACCACCAACTGCTAATGCAGCTAAGTCTCTTGAACTAAATGCACGACCTCTATGAAGAACAGCAGCGATTTGGTTATCGGCTGTGATCTTTCCAGGTGTTAATGATAATGAATCTGTAAGGACTTCAAAGTCTCCAGATAAGTTAGCTTTGTAGAATGGAATCTTTACAAAGTCACCGCCTCTTTCTGCGGATAGATTTAATTCTGCTAGAGGTGTCACGACCCCACTCTGCAAGAAGGCATCTCTTTGAGTTGTTTCTTCAATCAGATAGGGTGTAAAAACCTCAGGGATTATTAAATCACTTCTTAATGTAGCCATTAAAAAATGTACTAATGATTTTTACTTTTCGGTGACAACACCTAACTCATACAAACAAGTTAACTTTATATTAACCGCTAACTGCATTTTTGAGCATATTATATTTATTAATGTCTGTACGATATAATCTTGCCTGTTCTGTTAGATTGAAAGATTCTTTGGCAAATGGGTTGGCCTCTCCTGTAATAACATCAGCAGTTACTTTGGTTGTCGTTGCCCCACCGCCCTGTGGTCTTGGGTTTTTCTGTACCCATTGAGGCATTTTTTGTTGCGCCCAATCTTTGACAGGGGTTCTGTTATAACCATCAACAATAACAACAGTGCCATCAGCTTCTCTTGCAAGTTGATCTCTGTTTATTCTTGACAATACATATTGTGGATCATGCACTACATCAGCTAATGCACTGACGGCAGGGGCTTCCACTTCAAGTTCTCTCTGTCTTTGCTCAAGCTCTTGAATCCTCTTGTTTTTTGCCTCTTCAGCTTCTCGATATTGAGTTGCAAGTTTTTCTCTTGCCTCCTCATATTTACCCTGCGCCTCAAGTTCTTCCTGTTCTTTTTTCTGTTTGTAAGCAATCAAAGCATTTACATCAACATCTGGTGGGATAGCCTTCCCTGCTTCTTTTGCTTTTATATTCTGATCTAATAATTTTGCATTATTAGCTTTTAGTTTTTGTAATTCTTCCTGTAAGGCTGCGTATTGTTCAGGAGAAGGGTTTGGCTTAATTGGCTCTTCTGACATAAAAAATCTTAATATTTATTTATAATATTATCGCGAAAATTACCATTTGACCTTATGTGACCAAAATAATGGTGAAAATATCGTTGGATTTGGGTTCTGGGCATTATGTCTTGCGTAATAACTAGCTCTTCTCTGCTTTTCTGCTTTTGTTTTTGGATTCTTACCCGCCCCTTTGACTCCCTGCTGTCCAAACCTGATTAATTTAACCTCATCACCCTTTTTTGCAAGCACAACATGAGATTTTGTTGGATGACTTGGAGTTGGTTTTGCTTTGTTAACTTCTGTTAAGCCATACTTTTTCAACTTGCGATCAATCTTTTCTTTTTTACTTAATGTCATTTACCTTTTTTCCTCATCGCCATATTATGAGCCTCGGTAAAACTCATTCCTTCTCTCATTTTACGTTTCATATAATCCATATGCGCTTTTGTATGGCCATGAGTCTTTTGATGTTTTACAAGGGTGTTTTTCTGTCTGGTGGTTAGCTTCATCTTTTCTTTTGGTATTTTGAATAAATTTTAGCGTCTGCTGTTCTTGCTCCACCTTTGCCTGTCATATAACTATTTACCCTGCCCATCGCCCATGCTGCCATAGGAACATTCCTTGAACCAGCACCAAGGTAAGCACCCTGTCCCTTACGATAAACTTCTGCAAGTTCACCATAAAAAAAGCGCGTGCCTTCTGCCTTTTTCTTAAGGCTAGCTTTTACGCTTTCGCTTAGTGGTTTTCTTCTTTTTGCCTGAGACATTTTGTTTGGTGCGTGATTTAGATACAGCTTTTATATCAATAAACTCTCCTTTTCTGTAGGCTTC